ACGTTGCAAACCTGATGAACAACCGTCCGAGAAAAACCCTCGGATGGAGAACACCCGCTGAAGCCCTGGCCGACGAAATCGCGGCCTTCAAATCAACCGTTGCACTTGATGTTTGAATCCAAGCCTCCCGCGCCCGTTCGGTGATCCGGGCGATGTCTTCCTCGGACAGGGTCTCGCGGGTGAACATACCCGAGAGCATGTCGCCAAGACCCGACAGCTTTTCGCGCACCCAACCCCACGCGTCGCCGAAGGCGGTGACGACCGGGTTCAGAAACGACAGCTTTTCACCAACCCAATCGAGACCCGGTTGCAGCGCGGCACTGATTGCCTGCCCCACGCCGGTAAACACCGCGCTGATCCGGTCCCAATAGCGCCAGATGGCAATGCCAGCTGCGGCCACTGCGGCCGCGACCACCGCGAACGTGCCCCAGACCGGGGCGGAGATCGTGGCCACGGCCGCACCTATGGCCGCAATTCCGGACGACAAGGCCGCGACGCCCGGGACCGCCAACGCGATCCCGCTGAGCCCGGCACGCAAACGACCAAGCGTCCCGAGAGGTTGGCCTGACATCGCCGCCAGCGCAGATTGCAGCCCGATCATCGAACTTGCCGCCGTGCGCGCTCCGATGGCTGCCCGGCCGATGCTGTTGTAGCCCGCCGCAATCAGCGACAAGACACCGCCGCGTCCCAGAAGCCCGGCAAAGCGCAGCGCCGCCATGGCGCCTTTGAAAGCGATCACCGCTGCAGTCGCCCCCACCACGGCCAGCGTCACCTCCGGATAGGCATTCGCCAGATCAGCCAGACGGGTGATCAGCGGCGTGACGGCTTCGGCAAGCTGCGTGATCGCTGGCATCAGCGCATTGCCGATATTGATCTGCAGCTCGGTCAGCACATTCTGGAACCGCTGCATATTGGCCTGGAACGTGTTGTTGCGGGCTTCAAACTCTGCAAAAGCTGAGCCTGCGTAATTGGCGCGATTCCCCACCATGCCGAGCGTGTCCTCAACAAGCCCAAGGTTGGTCAGCAGCGGCCCAAGCGCGCGGGCCTCATTGCCAAAGAGCTGCGAGGAAATCGCGGCGCGTTGCTCTGCTGGCAACTGGCCGATCCGGCGCAGCACGTCGATCGTGGTCTCGACCGCGTTCTCCTGCATGGACCGGGCAGTATCTTCTGCGTCGAGCCCGAGGGCTGCGAAGGCCCGGCTCTGGCCTGCCGTGGCAGCTTCACCTTTTGTGAGCGCCGCCCCCATGTTTCGGAAGGACGTCGCAGCGACCTCGCTTGTCGAGCCTGCTGCCAGCATCGCGGAGGCGAAGGCGGATGTTTGCTCGGCCGTAAAGCCGAACATGGTCGCCTGCGCGCCGACGCGCTGGACCACGTCCAGAATGTCCGCCGCACTAGACGCCTGGTTGTTCGACAGATGGTTCATCGCATCCGCCAGCGACACCGTCTCGTCAATGGTCAGCCCGAGCGCCGTCATCAGGTTGGCCATTGACCCACCCGCCTGCTCGGCGCTGATGTCAAACGCCACGCCAATCCGGGCAGCGGCATCGGTGAAGCGGATCAGGTCCTGCCCCGCGATCCCGGCCTGACCCGCCGCCGCAGCAATGTCCGCAAGGCCAGTCACCGCGATCGGAATGTCGCGCGACAGCGCAAAGAGATCCTGCTGGAACTGCGCAAAGGCTGCAGGGCTTGGAAAGTCCACCACCTTGGCCACATCGGCCATGGCGCTTTCAAAATCCGAGGCTGCCTGGATCGGCGCGCCAATCGCGCTGCGCAGCGCGTAAAAGCTGGCAACCGCATCTACCAGCCCGCCGCGCGCGTCAGCCAGGGCGCGGTTGTTGCGGGTGATGGCCGCGTTCAGGCGGTCCCCGAAGGTGATGGGCTGGCCATTGGTCTCGCGGACGGTGTTCGAGATACCCGCCAGGGCATTCGCCGCCCGGCGTGCCGGGCTGGTCACCCGGTCCAGCAGTTCGATGACCAGTTGGGATGTGAGCTGTGTCATCTGGTCACCTCATCTTCGCCGCCCGCGCGAGACGCCGGGCCTCGGCGTGCCACAGCACCACCTCGGACCACTCCATCTCGTCAAAACCCGTCAGCGGCGTGTTCAGCCAGTGGGCGGTTTCGGCAACGACCGATCGCCAGGAGGCGAAGCCGTGCCCTTGGGGAAAAAATCCGCAATCACCTCCGACAGCGCGGTGAAGTCGTCAGTGTCCAAGTCCTCGATCATCTCGACCGGATAGCCCGTCAGCGCCGAGGCCATGACAATGCCCTGATCCAGGCGGTCGGTGATGCCGTCGAGCGCGGCATTCATCCGCTTGAGGTCTTTGACCTTCGGCTTGGCGATGCGGATCTCGGTGATTTCGCGGCCCTCGAAGGTCACAGGCACCGACAGAGAGACTGTTTTCGTCTTGGGGTCAGACATAGATTACCTCAAAAGCCGTTGGGAAGGCGCAAGATCGCGCGCTCGTCTGTGTTTTGCGACGTGCCGTTGACGCGCCAATCGGTGGTGAAGAAGTCCCAGTAGTATTTCTCGGCCCCCTCGAAATAGAGCTCGTAATGCAGGATTTCGTTGATGGCATAGTCAAAGCCCTGCAACTCGCCACGCTGGAACGCCTCCGGGTTGGCCGTGCCCAAACGCCCCTCCAGCACCGCCTTGGCCTCGATGGCCACGCCGTTGCGCTTGTCGCGCACCGAACCGTAGGCGGTGAACTTCTTGCGCGCCGTAGCCCCCAGACCAAACTGCGTCAGCAGGTCCGGATCCCAGCCCGCCAGCTTGAAACTGGCCTCGAGCTTCTGAATGCCAAGCGCGACCTCGATCTGCACGCGCGAGCCACCCGGGTGATGGTCCTGGGTGATTTCCTGCAGGTTGGGCAGCTGCAACTCAGTCAGCGTCAGGTGCTTGGAGGCCGTGGGGTTCTCATCGCCGCAAAAAAGGTTTGCAGCCTCCATGATGTAGATGTTGCTCATGGCAATTCCCTTTATCCTGTAATGGTGCCGACCTGCGCGAGCAGATCGTCGAGCAGCGCATCAAGCGCCGGGCGGTAACGCGCGGACTGGATGCCGAGATAGCGCAGCACCGGTGCTTCCTCGGCGGCAAAGCTGACCGTGAAGCGGCCCTGGCGCAGTTCCTCGGGCGTGTTCTGATCGCGGGTGAACTTCATCTCGAAGCCCAGGATGTCGCCATCGGCCTTGAGGTTGCGCAGGCCGGTTTCCATCGTGTTCAGGATCGCCTGAATGGTCTGGCCCGTGACATTGAAGCGTCCAAGATAGAACCGCAGGGTGCGCAGCAGCATCAGGTGGATGAAGTCACGCCCGCGGGTGACATTGTAGAACCGCCAGAGATCATCCTCGCCTGCATTGTCGGTGCCAACGAAGATGAACCCGCCCTGACCGATCGCACTTTCCACGCCCATTTCACCGCGCAAGAGCACGCCGATATTGGCCGACAGCAAGCGCTGGCCTTCGGTCGCGCCATCGGTGAGCGAGAAGTTGATCGGCCGCGACGGCCCGACGATGCCCTGCACCGGCTGGTTGGCCCAGCTGTGGAACGGGCGGCCCTGCTTTTCATGGTCGCGGCGCACGCCGATGCCGATCACTGCGGGTGACAGCGGCTGAACGAAACTCACCCCACCGGCAAACACCTTCACCGCCGGGTCGACCGGGATCAGGCGCTGCGAGCTGATCGTCTCGCGCCAATCAATGGCGTCCTGCTCGGTGGTGGCGGGGCCATCCACGACCGCATGGGCCAGAAGCTTTTCGCAGATCGCAGGCAGGGCTGCGCAGACCGGGTTGGCCTCGCCGACACCGCGTTGACTGGTATAGCCCGGGGCGCAAATGAGGCGCGGGATGATGCCCAGCTCAGGGCCAGACGTCAGAAAGGCCTGCAGGCCGGTCGCGACGCCGTCGCCGACGATATTGGCGATGGTCGCGTCCGCATCGGTACCGTCTTCGACGCGCACGACCACGACCTTGGCGGCCACTTGGAACTCGCCGAGCTGCGCGTTGATCAGCGTGACCGCATCACGCAGCGTGCCGGTCGCACCAAGCGCTGTCAGTTTGGTGGCGTCGTCAGAATAGAGAAAGACCGGCGTGTCCGCCGGGAACACCGATGCATCGGCGTCGGGCGCTGTGCCGATCAGGCCCACAACGGACATATCGCTCCAGACGGGCGGGCGCGGCTCGGTGTCGATCCGCGTGATGGAAATCCCGAAGGTCGGGTCAGACATGAGAGGGTCTCCTTGAATAGCCAAAACCCCCACGCGGCCGTCAGGCGCGCATGAAGGTATATTGGATGCTTGGGATCGGCGGTTGGCCGAGATTCAGAACGACAGCGTCGGTGTCGTGATATCGAGGTCAGTTTTCGTGTCAGACTGGATCTGGATCTCGAGGATCAGAGCCGGGCCAGCAGATGCTGTGGGTTCCCCAAAGACTCGGATCGCGCGGACAAAGCCGCCCGCACCGTCTTCGACAACCTCACCCACCTGCACATCGCGCACATCGGTGATGCCCAGGTTGGTGCTGTTCTGTGTCAGGGCGGATCGCATTTGCATCTCCTCCGTCAATACGTCCCGCCATCGACCAGATCGATCCGGCCTTGCAGCGCCGTCAGCGTTGATTGCAGGTTTGAGACCTGCGCTATCGTATGGCCATGGCTGCTGGCCGCCTTGCTCGCGAGCTGCGCCGTGAGGTTCGGAATATCGCCGATCCCGAGCGCCACTTCCCCCGCCTGACCGTTTACGGACGACACAGGCCCATTGGCCAGCACGCTTTCGGCAATATCCGCCGCGGCGGCAGCATCCTGTGCCGCCTGCTGGGCCAAGGCCAAGGCGCTCGAGACCGCAGCCGCCGTTTCAATCACGGAAGCTGCAAGACCCGCGCTGGCAGAAATCACCCAATCGCCGTGCACCGCCGCACCGATATCGCCGTTAACAGCCACCACTTCGCCCGCGAGCCCGCCATTTGTGCGGGCGTAGCTATCGACCCGAAACACCGCCCAATCATTCAAGCTGTCGTCGACATCGCGTGTCACAACGACATAGGGCGTGGGCGCGAACAGAACCCGTGCCGGGGTATCATCAATCTCGAACGTGGTTTGAAGCCCGGCCGACATCATCAGTTGCGTTGAGGAGGTCGCCACCAGAAAGCCGTTTTCCGCTGCAGCTTGAGCCGCCGCCAGAGCCGGTCCAAGAACCTCGTTGACCCGCGACAGCCCAAGGGCCACCAGATTGTCGGTGGCACCGCGGATACGGGCAAGCTGCGCGTCGAGATCGCCGAGGCTTTCCACAATCAGGCGATACCGGCGATTGAAGAAGTCCCGATCAAGGTCTTGGTTGTCCCGGACCCGCAGATCTTCAAACCTCAGCATGGCGTCACCCTTTCTTCAGCGGTTCGGATGTGGCGATCGCCTCCGGATGCTCGGTGGTCAGACTATCAAAAATGGCGGCCGTCACCGTGTAGCGCGCGCTTGGCCGAAACCGGGCCCCGGCAAATTCAAGGGGACGGTTCACCGTCACCCGGTAATGGGTGGGTTTTGATGGCATTTGGACTGTCTCCTGGCTTTGGTCTGAGCGGGATAGATTACGCGCGGCTCGATCAGGTCTGGGCGTACTCGATCAGTTCACTGACCAGAAACGGCACCGCCGCGCTCACCGTCGAGCCGATGATCTTGACCGCGTAGCTGCTGACCGAGGTCACGTTGAAGATAGAGGTCCGCCGCACAGTGCCGTCGGCCAGCACCACATCCTCAACCACATCGGCCGCCTCCACGCCGTCCAGCGCGGCACCGGTCATGAGCGTCACGGTACAATCGTGGTTCACCTCTTCAAAATGTTGCAGATCCGTGACCACCTTGACGCTGGTTGTGGGCGAGCCGAGCGTGCGCTCATCCGACACCCAGGTGAACGCCGTCTTGGGCCGCGTGGCGACCGCCTGTGAGCCAGCAAGCCCGAAGCCCGGCATCAGGTCCGTGGTGCCCGTGAGCGTCATTCGCAGCGGCAGGATGCCCGGCAGATCCGAGAGGTCCGGACCGCTGGTATCACCATCCAGCGCCACCCAGGCCCCGTTCACCTGCACCTCGATATCTGTGCGACAGGCAGGCGGCGTCACACCTTCGTGCAGCACATCGAGATCGAGAATGCCGCCTGCCAGCTGCAGCGCTGTCAACTCGACCGAGAGCCGTGTGCGCTCGAACCGCGCAAAGTAGAGCCGCATCTTCATATCATCGACGAGGTTGCCCGCGAAGAATGCGCCGTCGGTCGAGACAAAGAACGTGCCCTGCACGACCCCGTTGTCGGTATTGGTCATGGCGACATAATGATCACCGGTGGTGACCAGCGCGATGGCATAGCGCCGTCCGGCCGTCAGGAAGGTTGGCGTGATCGGTAGTTTGCTCTCCACCAGCGACGGCAGGCCCACCTCCGTGGAAATCGCCCCCACCTGAATGTCCGCCACCGGCAGCGTCGTGCGCGAGATCACGCGGGTCAGGTCCGGCATGCCGAAGGCCGTTTCGGTCACCAGCAGTGTGACATCCCCCGCAGCGGCCTTGCGCGAGAAGTAAAGCCCAACCTGACTCAGCCAGCCATCCTGCGAGTTCAGGAAGGTCTGCGCCACTTGCTGGCCGTTGATCGTGGCCGTGGTTGTGACCCGGTCCCAGTATTGCTCCTCATAGGTGTCGATCCAAAATCGCCGCACCCGGATCCAGTGCACATTGCCGTTGGGCACGCGCGCGCCATTGGGCATGCGGTCCGGCAGGCCGTTGGTGACCTCCCAGGTCTCGCCGTCCCGACGGAAGATATTGCCTGCCAGATCATAGGTCCCCTGGCGCCACCAGCGGCTGTTGGTGCAGACCACCATGGAGTTGCCATAGCGCCGCCGCGTGCGGGCGCGTGTGAGCTGGCGGATGTCGGTGGTCTCGAAGGTGTACTGCGCCAGCCGCGTCTCCGAGGCATAGCCCGTCAGATCAAGCCGGATGCCATGAGCATATTTGGGCAGAACAAACCCGCTGATATTGGCGATATAGACGTTGTTGGGGTTCAGCAGCGCCAGTTCCGAGGTCTCGGAGCCCGCCCGTGGAAACCGGATGCCTTCCTCGACCACCGCGTCAAAATCAGGGTGGTCGACATTTGAGCCATCAGCCGTCAGGAAATGGTTGGTGCCATAGTAGATATAAGCGCCCGGCGCATAGACCTCGGTGCGCAGCTCATCGAGCTGCTCTGTCAATTCCACAATCTCGGCCTTGGTGGCATAGCCTGCCAGCCTGTCGGCCAGCGCCGACAGATCCGTGCGTAGCGTATCGACCTGGCCGCTGATCTGGCCGCGCCAGCGCTCGAGTGCAATCGCGCGGTTGGCAACATTGCGCAGGTTCGGCAACTGCGTCGCCTGCCACTGCTCGATCGCCACAACGCCGGTGGTGTCCAGCAGCACATAGGCAATGACCGTCACATTGGCATCCGTGGCGGGATAGCTGGGGTCCGGCCCTTCGGTGCCCGCGACGGTTGAGATTTCTGCGCGACGCAAAGACTCCATCGCCACCGATTGCGGCTCGGTGGTGCCGGTCTGCGCATCGATCAGGAAATCGCGGGGCTGGATATCTGTCTCGACCTCCTGGCCGAAGCTGACAATCGCCACGCGCTTGCGGGTCACAAGTGGGAGCACGTTGAAGAGATCAACGATGATGTCCTCCCCGCGTGCATAGACCGCGCCCCCCGCATAAAGCCGCCCCGCCGACAGTGTGATCTCGGTCGCTGCGGTCTTGGTGGCGGAAAAGCCAGAATAGGCCTTGCCGCTTTCAACCGCATCTCGAACGATGTGATCCATCGAGGTGCGGGCAAAGTCCTGCATGTTGTTGAGATCGGCGGATTGCAGCTCCTGCCGATCGCGGTAGATGACGGTGCGTTCCATGTCTCAAACCTCTGTCAAAGTGCCGAGCGTGATATCGCCCACTGTGCGGCGGTCGCCCGGTCGCGGCACGCGCCAGGTCTTGGTGTTGATCAGGACCTTGTCCCGCAGTGATTTGGCGACCATCACCGCCTCGCGCGCATCCGCGACGGGCTTGGTGTTGGCGGCCACGACATAGCCATTGACGAAACGGCCCACCGTGCGCGGATACCGCCGCCCGGTGATGCGGGTCAGCACCTCAGCCGTGTACGGCGGCATCCCAAGCCGGGTGTAGCCCAGGTGGGTGGACCGCTTGCGCTCGTCGAGCACGCGGGCCGGGTCGTGGATGTGCCAGCGATCAAAGAGATACTGCCAGGATATCGTCTCGGGCAGAAAGGTCCCGGAAACTTGCTGGCACGGCACGCCGGGAAAGGTCGCTCCAAACTGGCGCGGGTGCTGCTGCGCCACCTGCTGCGGGCGCACATCGATCATCTCACCTTTCGGCAGTACGGTTGTGTATTGCTCCCGGCCCAGCCGGTAGCTGTAAGACACGGCCCGCGGGATGCGGACAATGCGTTGGCGCACACCGATATCATCAATCAGGAAGGCGCGGGCTTTGGGGGCGGAGTTCAGATGAATCGCCGCCGTGGGCTTGGGGGCCAGAACCACCTCGTCATAGGCAATCGCGTTGAACTCCCCAACGCGTTCTGGCGTTACCGTGCGGAGCGTCAGGGTCGTTTCGCGGCCGCGATCATGCAGCTTGGCGGTGCGCACATAGCGCGTGCCCTGCACCGAGACCGGGTTGTTGGGCCCGGCAAAGGCGGAGCCCGGGCCGTCTGGCGCGGACAGATACCGGGTGTTCCGACCGGAAACACCCCGGGCGATGAACGGATAGACCCTGAGCTGTGCGAAGCGGTCGAGATAGGCGGCGCGTTCCGTCTCCGTCAGCGCCTTCGACAGATAGGTTTTGGCGGGTGGCACGATGAACCGCCGCGCCTCGGCCCCCATGACGGCCAGAGCTTCCGCGATGGCAGTCTGTGTGCCCTTGATCGCGTGAAACGGCAGTGATCGTGCGGTGCGGGCTCGTTTTGTCTCCTCCGGCCAGTCCTTGTCCCACAGATCGACCGAGAGGCCCCAGGCGAGCCAGGGCAAATGGCTGCTGGGGATCTGATGCGGTTGCACCAACTGGCGCAACCCGATGGGCAGATCGGCAATGCGCGCGCCGGTGAGATCGGCCGCCTCTTCGAAGGCCGTGCGGTTGTCCGGCAGCAGGGTTTCCGTGGCCATATCTTTCTTTCACCGATCGGGATCGATAGCCCTACCTTGAAATTCTCCAAAGAACTTCTTACGGTGAGTGCATCGATAGCATGGAGGCAAGAAAATGCCCGAAACAGCAACACTGTCGTCGAAATTTCAAATTTCGATCCCGAAGGCCATTAGGACAGCACAGCACTGGGAGGCTGGACTGACATTTGCATTCATTCCCAAAGGGACAGGAGTTTTGCTTGTTCCAGTGCCGAAAATTGATGATCTCAAGGGGCTCGCAAAAGGGGCAAATGCAACCGATTATCGGGATAGATCGGAGCGCATTCAGTGATTCTGGTGGACACCTCAGCTTGGATTGAGTGGCTCATTTCCTCGCCCACAGGGGATGCCCTTACCCCTTACTTGCCGAAGCAATCAGACTGGTTGGTTCCGACCATGGTCCAGCTTGAACTCAACAAGTGGCTTAATCGTGAGGTCGGTGAAGAAAGATCGGATCAAGTCATTGCCTTTACACAAGTATGCCAGGTTGTTCCACTTGACACGGAGGTAGCCCTCTTGGCTGCTGAAGTCTGTCGCACACATAAACTCGCGACCGCCGATGCCGTAATCTATGCCACCGCAAAACTCCATGCTGCCCGCTTGATCACGTGCGATGCTCATTTCAAGGATCTTCCAAACGTGGACCTGATCGAAAAGATTACCTCCTGATCTGGCTCAAGCGTCGCGCAGGGCCGTGATCGTGATGGTAATGGCGTCGATCGCGTAAACCTCGGTCGGCCCGAGGACGAGGTCCTGTGCCGGTGAGGCGAGATCCACCGAATGCACACCTTCAACATGCAACTTCGAGAAGATCGCCGAGCGGCGCAGGTTCATGCCCAGCATCCGGTTGGTTTCCACCCATTCCGTCAGCGCAGTCAGAGCGCGGTCGCGCACGACATTGCCGTCTGGCCCGGGATAGAGGGTCAGTTTGGCCGTGATGTCGGCGCGATGCACCCGTGGCCCCAAGACTTCGACCATATCCGTCAGCGGGCGCACGTCATTGTTGATCAGCGACAGGCGGACGGTTTCGCGTTCCGAAAGGCTGGGCACCGGATCAAGTCCCTCCCGCAGGATGGTGACACGCACCCGGCCGGGCGTCGTCATGATCGCCGTGGCATCGCGCGCCCAAGGCGCGGCAGTGAGCGCGTGATAGACATAAGCCCCCTCCGGCCCCGCGACGGAAAAGGCCTCCGGCGCCAGCTGCACGCGGCGGCGCAGGCGATCATCGTCCTCGGCCACCAGCGCGCCGGTAGCACCCACGACCTGCATCCGCTGCGTGGCAAATAGTGCAGCAAGATGATCGAGGTTGCTGCCATAAGACGAGGCCAACAAAACCGAGCGCGCCGCATCATTGATCCGCGCACGCAGCAGCATCTCGCGATAGGCGAAGGCCTCAATCAGTTTGCGCGCGGGCTCACTTTCGAGATCAATGACGCCTGCTATGGCCGGGAGCCGAGCGACCAGATCATCGCGCATTTCGGTGACGATTGCCTCGTAGTCCAGCGTCTCGATCACGTCGGGCGGCGTCAGCCCGGAGAGGTTGATGGCGGTGAAACGGCTCATGGTTGGGACTCGCGCTCCTCGATCAGCACCCCATCCGGGTTGGCATAGGCATTGATGCGGCGCGCGCCTTCAACCGTGAAGTCGCCATAGGTGGCCCGTGGCCGGTACTCGCCCTCAAGGAAGAAATGCAGCCGTCCGTCGCGGGTCACTTCGACGATCTGAATACGGGTCACACGGTAGCGCGGTTCGAATTGCTCGATCGCTGAGGTCACCGCGGCAAACCACGGTGTGACCTCGTTGGGCGTGATGGTGCGCCCCAGCAGGTTCGGAACAAACGATCCATACCATTCACGCATGATCCGGGCGCCAAACCGCGTGGTGAAGATGTCCTGCAGGCTCTGGGCCACATGCGGCCAACCCTCAATCACACCGCCGGTGGCGGCGTTGAGGCCGACGGACGGGTTTATGCTGCGCGTGGTCATCGGTTAGCCCGCATCGTCTGTATTATCTTGCAAGGCAGCTTCGGCTTCGGCATCGGCAGACGTCACTTCATCTGAAACAACATCAGGTTCGGTCCGCGATGACTTCTTGGCCCGGGCTCCCCTAGGTGCGGATTTGGGCGAAGTTTTGGCCGCAGAAGGCTCCGGTTGAGCGACGACATCCAGCGGCCGCAATGTCCCAAGGCGCAGCTCATGCTCCGCCTGCTTGTCGGTCAGCGTCAGCACGGTGCCCACGCCAGTATTCGTCTGGCCCGCAACGAAGCGGCCTGCCTTCTCGGTGATCGCATATCGGTTCATATCTCTATCCCTTGCTGTCGTTGCGCCTTGCAGCACACTGGCGAATTCAAGGTTGGCGTTTCCAACCTTGAACTTCGCTGCCTCATTCCCCGGCAAACACGTCGGGCGAACCGGCAGCCACCGATGATCCACAGGCCACCGGATCGCCAATCCGCCCAAGCTGGCGGCCATTGGCAAAGACCGTTGCAGACCCGGAGGCCAGCACGCTGGCATGGGTTTCTGGAATGGCAGGACAGGTATGCGCGGCCCAGGCATCGCTCTGGCGGTGGACCGCAATCCCGTTGGCAAAGACATCCGGACTGCCGCCCGTGCTCGGCCGGGGCGGCCAGCAGCCATGCCCGGTGCAGGCGTCGCCGCGGCGGGTGACAGCTGGCATGAGGTTTCTTCTTCGCGTCAGTTCAGATCAATCCGCGCACCGTTGATGGTGACTCCGACTGCGTTCAGCACGATGCTGCTGCCATTGGTCGACAGCGTGATCTCGGCTGCCGTCATCTTCAGGAGCGATCCGCCCACATCGACACGCACGAGGTCATCCGCGAGCGTCATCCGGACATTGCCATAAGTGATGACATTCTCATCCCCCGCGGTTGAGGGGCTCGGATTACCCGCGTGATGGGTCAGCGGCACTGCAACCGCCTGTTGGAAATCCCCCGTGGGCGACATCACCGTGAATTGCTGCCCGACCGTGGGTGGTGTGTGGACACGCAACACGCCCGAGAACTGGGCATAAGGCAGCCAGGGCGACAGGAACCGGCCCTGTCCGCCATGCGTTGGCCCAAAATCCAACCGCATGCGCTGGCGTTTGGGATCGACCTCCGCCACCGTGCCATGCCGCATGACGCCTGCGACACGGCGCTCCAGATCGGTGACCCGCGCGACAAGCTCGACGATTTCGCGGATCGCCATGGCTATGACCCTTGCGGCTCAAAGACGACAGTCTGGTCTAAATCCAAAAACGTGATGTCCGAGAGCGGTTGTGGGTCCGCGTCGAGGTCTGCGACCGGCCCGATGCCGATCTGGTTGGCCACTTCCAGCGGCACGCCTAGCGCCTCGGCCGCGCGGCGCCACTCATCCGCGAGCTCGCCCTCTATTTCCGCCCGCATCAGGCTCGCGATGCCCGCCAGCGCTGTGTCAGCGTCCATCAGTGTGAGGAGCTGGCCCCACGCGCTGTTCGACGTCACAGCCCCGCCAGAAACCGGGGTTTCCACCAGATCGCAGCTCAAAACCAGCTGCCGCGCAGCAAAGCGCACGCCGTTTTCGGCCGATGCGCCGCGCCGGGAAAGGCTGCGCGTGATCCGGGGGACCAGCATCATCCAGACGCGCGACCACGCATTGTCGTCGCGGTTCAGGGCGCGGACCACCTGATGCTCCATGATGTCGAGTGTCAGCTCCATCCCTTCGTCCGTGTGCGGGATCGCGATAGTGATCTGGCCCCCGTCGCCATCCGTGGCAGGCACCTCCACCCGCGACGCGATGGCAATCTCGATCACCAACTCGCAGCGATGGTTGCCGCTTGTCAGGTTGCGCCCCGTCACCTCAAGCTCGTGCTCGTCGGTGGTGAGCACGATCAGCGGCTGGCGCTGTTCAGCAATGGTTTGGTCGATCGGGTCGACCGCGCTGTCGAACACCCGCGGCCCGGCCAGCGTCCGGTCGAGCAGCGCACGGGCGGCCGCGAGGCGCATGGCAAGGCGGGTCAGGCTCATGACGGCAGGTCCTCCCAAACGAGAATAAGGTTCAGGTCGCCCATATCCGTGTGCTGGACTGAGGAGACCGCATAGGTCGGGCTGCCAGCCCGGCTGGTGAGTCTGATTGTATCGCCCTTGGCGGGAAGAGCGGTCAGCGCAGCGACCTCGGCCTTGGCGATCCAGAACTCGGCGCTGGCCGATGCCACGCGCGTCGTCCCCGAGAATTCGGAGCCCCGGGCTGCGCCCTTGAGCTGGTCGTCAGCGGGGCCAGCGGAAAACACCCCATAGATGAGGTGCTGCGGCCGGTCTGGATCGGCCGTGCGCTCGACATATTGGGCCGAAACGCGCGGCCGGTGGATTGCCGTCTCCGCGAAGGCACCCTTGATCGCGCCCGAGAGAGCGGCGTCGAGATCGTCAAACAAGGATGTCATGGCCCAGGTCCTTTCAGCGGGCGGCCTCACGCACCAATCAGGTGCGCTTGCCGGGGATCAGCACGCGCGGGCGGGTGCAGTATTGCAGGGCGTTCATCTGGAACTCGAGGTTCACGCCCTTGCCGTTCTGCATTTCCCACTGCTTGCCATAGAGGCGCTGGCCCGGCGTGTTCACCGTCTCGATGTAATCAGCCGGGGCATAGACCGTGCGGAACAGCCCGGGCACGCCCATCGGCACGAGATGGCACTTGTCGGTCTCAATGCCCACATTCTGACCACCGCGGTAGTTCATCCAGGTGATGCCGCCGAACTCGAACGCGCCGTAGATGCCGGAATTGCCCGAGTTGATATAGGCGTTGCGCAGTGAGGCCGCATCGGCATAGCCCTTGTAGGTCTCGCGCACTTCCTTGTGGCCGATCAGGTCGTCGAAGAACGCATCGCCACACAGCGCGATGACGCTCGTGTAGGGCAGACCGTCGAGAATGCCCGCCATCTGGCGGATGACACCGGCGCATTTCTTGCGCAGGGCACCATCGGTGGCGCTGGCATTGTCGAGGTCAAAATCGACCACGGCCTGCTGGTTTTCACCAAACTCGGTGAAATAGTCAAAGAGGACCGAGCCGTCAGCGTCCAGAAGCTGGCCGGTCTTGAGGATGTTCAGCCGGTGGTATTCCTCGGTCAGTGCGAAGAACTGGCTGGCCTCGGCTGCGCGATCCGCGATCTTCTGCTGCAACCGCTCCACGGCGACTTCCTGGCCGAAGGCGCGCACCTGCTGGACCTCGTCGGCATAGATCGCATCGTCGACCTGGAAGTGCGGCACCTTAAGCATCCGCATGGCGCGTTTTGATTTGCCAAAGGTCTGGCCCGGGCCACCGCGGGGGCTGGCCGAGACCAGCATGCGGTTTTGTTCCTTGTCCTTCTCGATCGCGATATCCAGCGTGTCGATGCTGGAGGTCTGGAACAGCCCCATCTGCCCGATGCGGGACGGAGTGTATTTGATCTCACGAAGCGCATCCGTGAGGCGCATGACGCTGAACGCGTCCTGACTGAAGATATTGAGGATCGACATGGGAGGTCCTTCTCAGTGTTTGGCATCATGTGACCACGCCAGAAACAAGACCGCTTGCATTTTATGCTAGCATCTGTATTTTTGTTCGGCATGAACAGTAAGCACCGTAAAACCTTGGCCGCCGTTTTCACCGACCCGGTTTCCGGTACCATCGAGTGGATGGCGATTGAGGGATTGCTACTTGCAGCAAGCGCGCAGCGGATCGAAGGGCGTGGTTCGCGCGTCAGATTCGAAAAAGATGGCGAAATCGCCACTTTCCACCGACCGCATCCGGGCAAGGAGGCGAAACGGTATCAGGTTCGAGACGCCCGTGATTTTTTAGAACGCATCAAGGTGACGCCATGACCAACAGCATGACTTACAAAGGCTGTGCAGCCCGCATCGATTACGACGATGATGATGGCATCTTCGTGGGGCATATCGCCGGGATTAGAGACCGCATTGGCTTTCATGCCGAGACGGTTGACGATCTGCGAGCTGCGTTTCACGAAGCCGTCGACGATTATCTCGAAACCTGTGCAAAGATCGGCAAAGAGCCGCAAAAAGCCTATTCAGGTAAGATGATGTTCCGCGTCAGCTCAGACGTGCACCGCAAAGCCGTCCTTGCGGCCGAGCTTGAAGGCAAAAGCCTGAACCAATGGGCAGAAGACGTCTTGTCACGGGCCACTGGTTAATCATCGCACGATAATGCCGACAGCGGCCAGATCACCCTGGGCCGCCGTCTTTTCGGCAGGCTGATCCCGGTCGGGATGGTAGGTCAGGATCTTGCCGTTCACCTCAGCGTCCCGAGTGATGCCGGCAACCGCAACATCACTTGCCGAAGCATCACAGCCATAGAGCGCGATGGCGACCGCTGTCTGACTGCCATCCGTAGCCCCCACGGCACTGGCCAGATATTTGCCGCTGGCGGTGATTTTGCCCAGCACCGTGCCCGGGGCGATGATGCCCGCGCCACTGGCGATGGTGATATTTTCCCGCGAGCGCTGGCCATTGGCCTCGGTCATCAGGAATTCGCCGGGATGCCGGCCTTCTGTGAGAACAGTCATGATCTCAGTCTCCTCTTCAGCCGAAGCGCGCATTGGCGTGGGTGATGGCTTTCGACCACCCGGCCACACTGCGCTCGGCGCGGTTGCGTTGATCGGCCGGGGTTTCAGCCCCGAGCTCGGTCTCCTGTGCGGCCCGGTCGGCAATCGTCGATGGGACCGATGCCTTGGGGGATGCCGTCATAACTTTCGCGGCATCCACAGCTGTCATCTCGGTCTCAAGCGCCAACACCAGCGCTTGCGCCTCTCGGCCTTCGGCCTCGGGCGCTGTCAGGATGGACTTGATCCGCGCCGTGGCCTCGGCTTTGCCAGCGGTGACACCGGCGGTACGCGCCTCAGTGCGGGCTGCATCGACGGCGACTTGCAGATCAGCGTGGCTGATACCGGGAACCGATGCGGCTGAAGCCACCGCAGTATCGGCCTCCATAGGTGTCTGGGATTTTGTCGAATTGGTCATGGGTCCTCCCTTTCTCTGGGGAATTGCCCCGGAGGGCGGTTGCGAAAGCGCGGCGATAACCTCGTCCAGGCTCGCAATGCGATCGGCGAGACCTTGAGCAATGGCATCAGCGCCAAGATAGGTGCGGGCTTCTGTGGCGCGGATCGCGGCGGCGCTGATCCGGCCAGCACGCCCCTCCACCACGAGACCGACGAACTGGTCGTAGATTTTGAGGACCTCGGCCTGCAGATCAGCGCGCACGGCGTCGGACAGCGGCCCGAACGGGTTGCCATCAACCTTGTGCGCCCCGGCATGAATGAGCGTCGGCTTCACGCCGCGATCTTCCAATTCTCCCGAGCGATCGAGATGGGTCAGCACCACGCCGATGGAGCCGACCATCGAGGTGGGCGACACTATGATTTCGCGCGCAGCACTTGCGATGCCATAGGCAGCCGAGGCGGCCACATCATTGACGAAGGCCAGAACCGGCTTCACCTCGTTCACAGCGCGAACGAGGTTGGCTGTCGCAAACATGCCCGTGGCCTCACCGCCGGGGCTGTCGATATCCAAGAGGATCGCCTGCACATCCGGATCGGCTTGCGCCTCGCGCAACTGCGCGGCAATGCCCTCGTAGGAGACCAGCCCCGAATTGGCCCCGATCCAGGCACCGCGGTTCACAAGGCTGCCCACGATGGGCAGGATGGCAACGCCGTTTGCAACGCGCATGGAACCGACGCTGCCATTATCGCGGCGGTGACTGCCAACAAAGCGGTTCGATTGCGGGTCCGGAACCGCCAATGGCTCAATCCCAATCCGGCCCTGCAACACATGCAGGATCAGATCAGCCTTATCCGGGTGCAACAGCAGCGGGCGGTTCAGCACGCGGCCCGCAATTTGTGCAAGCGTTGGCCCCACCAGGCTTTGAACGATTTCCGGTGGTTCCGTCACCTCACCCCTCCTGTTCCAAGCGCAAAGCGCCTTGGGCCGTGGCCCTGCAGGCGGGCACAGTGTTCTTCAAAGCCGCGAATGACTGCCAAGAGCCGGTCCGGATGCGCACGATGATAGGTCACCGACCGCTCCACACCGTTTGATCCCGCCCGGAACCGCACCTCCATAGCGCCTTCCCCCGCGACGAGCCGGACATAGACCTGCCGCAGGCTGGCGGCCGCCGCGCAGGGATCGGCCTCGTCGATGCTGATGGTCATGTCTCCGCCTCATCGCCAGTTTCGTCCTGTCCATAGGTGGGCGCGCTCGGTCCACCGCCCTGCGCGCCCATCATCTGCGGCTCGGGCAGCCCGTATTCGGCCCGGAGCGCCTGTTCCTGCGCCAGTTGTTGGTAAACGTCGTCCACATCCGCCCCAAGATCGGTACAGATCATCGCGTCCGACATGACACCAAGGCGCTTCCAGACCTCGTGGGCCTTGGCTTTTTTCAGATCATCGGCCTGCGGGCGGGGATCACCCCGCCAGTCCGCCCGGCACGCAGCCGTGCGATTGGCCATGAACCCGGCAATCCCACCCGGAAACGGCAGGCTGCCCGCCTCGATCTCTTCCTCGAGCCAGGCCTCAAAGATCGGCTGGCAGAACGGCGCCATGATGTTGCGCCGCCGGGCTTTCGTGATGGCAAAGATCTCTGTCGTCGCCGCTTGCAGCGAAGAATAGGTCGCCCCCACATTGTCGCCGGTGGCACTTTCATATGTCAGCCCGAGACAGCGCGCGAGTTCGCGCAGAAGATGCATCGCAAAGGCGGCATAATCCGACGATGGATGGTTTGATGTATGGAACTTCAGCTCCTGTCCCGGGAAGAGATGGGCCAGGCGGCCATTGATCCCCACATCCAGCGTGCTGCCGTCGTAATAGCCCGCCACCATCTCGATATAGGCCTCCATTGGCGAGATGCCTTGCGCCAGCATCTGCGCCTGTTCCTGGGGCGTCAGCAGGCCCTGCAGCACCTGTTCGGTCGGCTCGTCGGAGGTGATCGTCACTGCAAACAGCGTCTGCACAATCGCTGCCATCAGCGTGGCATCGGCCAGCTGATCGAACTGGCGGGCGACCTGCAGCGCGGGAACCAGAGGCGAGATGCCCCGATGTGTGCCCGGTGCGCCCTCGAAGATATGAATGACGCGCGGTCGGCCCGCCGCATCCCGGGCACGCACATCGTATTCCTCGTCATGCCGAAACAGGTCCTTGCGAATGGCGCGGTAGCCCACCGGCATGCCGTCGGCATCGGTATAGACCCCGTTGATCAGCCGCTTCAGGCTTTCGGTCTTGCGCGAGAGCCGCTGCGGCGGCAGCAGCCGGACTTTCGTGCCGTAGCGGTTCCAGGGCCGCTTGCGCCAGGGCAGCTCCGCAAGGATTTCGCCCGTCACAAGCCAGGACCGAAACGCCGCCGCCTGCATCTGACCAAACGTGCGCAGACCCTGAATGTCGCATTCCTGCGCGCTGCGCGCCCAAAGTTCGAACCGGCGCTCCACCGTCTTCGCCCAGTCCGAGGCTTGGGCTGGCGTCATCCCAAAAGTCTCGTTTTCCGGCAGCGCCTTCAGCTGTAGCCCCGTGCCCACGGTATTGGCGATACATTGCTCCATAGCTCCGGCCAGCCAGCCGCTGTTGTGCAGGAGGTCCCCCACCCGCGCGGCAGCATCGTCCCAGGCCTCGCCAATATCATCCTGGCTTTCCCGCAGTGCCGGTTTCCAGCCTGCGAAGGTCACGCCCCGTCCACCGCGCATGTATTTGCTCGAGGGTTTAGGGAGGGTCATCCCCTCAGGCCCTGCCGGTTGAGGCAACGCCTCGGCCAGTAGATCTTTGAGCTTTGAGATCACGGACATGTTCGTTACCTGTTCAATCGGCTGCCCTGGCGCGCAAATCGCCCGCGCAGCGCGCCGCTGCCGCCACGGATCTGGGAGGAGCGTGATGTCGGCAGCGGCGCCCCGTGTGGGTCCGGCTTCGGTGCGGCCACCATTGACGGGTCATGCCCGTCGGGTACCGCCGCCTCAATGGACAGCTTGCGCTCCACACCTTCGGGGATCCGCTGGACGTTCAGCGTATAGCCGATGGCAGCACAGAGCGCCTCACAGTCCAGAAAGTGGTTGTTGCGCGAACGTTTGACCCAGACCGGCTTGCCCTGCACCACAATCCGCGCCTCCGAGGTCAGCTGCTTGCAGTAATCCTCCGAGACCGCCTCATGGACATGGAACGCCCCTGGCTGATCGACGGGCGTGCGGATGCGCGACATCACCAGCGATTTGAAGAAATCCGTCGACAGCGTCACCAGATCGATTGAATAGAGCGCGCGTTTACCGTCCGGCTTCACCTCGATTTTCGAGACCCGATACGGCGGGTTTTGCTGATCCCGGCCCTTGGTGGGCGAACAGAGCCAGCTGTAGCGCCGACAGAACTCATAGACCTTGTGCTCGTTGCCCAGTTCCGGCTTGTCCGGCCGAAACCCTGAATCCACAAACACCTTCTCGATCTGCATGCCGCCCACCGGTGTCAGCATCAGGTCCGCCAGCGCCGACCAGACATCGTCATCCTCCGTGGGCCCGTAAAGCTGGCCAAACTCCACCAGCCAGGACGTACCGCGCGCGCCGAAGGCCCGGATCACATAGACCAGGCTGAACTTTTGGACGTCCACGCCCATGACGAGACGCAGCCCGCCTGCTGGCACGTCACCCGCCCGATACGGCTGGCGGCGCTCCATGATTTCCTGCCAATCCGGCACATCGCCCGAAGCAGTCATGGCGTAGCATTCGCCAAAGCCCGCGTTCATCGCGGTCTGGATCCGGCCGTGGTCGCCCGATTGCAGCACCATGAGGTAGGTCTCTGCCCGCTGCCCCCAGGTGACAAAGGGCGAGCACAGCCCCGATGTCCACATCGACAGCGTCGAGTTTTCCGCTGGCGCGCCAGTGACATGCGGCGCGTCGTCCTTCAGCGTTACCGTTTGTCCAGGCGCCACCATCGTCCCGCGGGCGTTCATCCAAGGCTTGTCCGTGTCGCTGTGCTGGCCCCCGCAGCGCGGGCATTCCAGTGTGGCCGCCTGCTTGGCCTGCGACGGTGTCGCGCGCTCAGGCCAGCGCAGCTGCTTGAACCGCGGGATGAAGAAGCCCAAGCAATGTTTGCAGGGCCAGGCCCAATGGTGCCGTGTGCCCTCCTGCCACAGTTTCCAGATCGGGCTCTCGAGATCATCTGGGTTGGAACGCGCCCAAAACTCCAGACCGCTGATCTCATCCGGTTCGATTTCCACGAGGCCTCGCGCCGGTGTGCTGGTGATCGCCGTGACAAAATCCGCATAGGTCTCGCCGCGCGCTTCCACCAGCCCGAGCACATCGCCCTGGCCTTTCACATTGGCCATCATCTCGTCGTATTCGTCGATCAGCGCGAGCGCGGCAGGATCGGACTTCAGCGCCGTCGAAGACCCTGCATGCGCGAGACGCAGCCGAACACCTGCCACATGCTTCAGCGTCTTCTTCATGCGGCGGCCGCGCACCACCTTGTTCGCCAGCGTGTCGGCCTCATCCAGCAGCGCCATCAGCCGCGGTTCGAACTGATCCGTCAGAAACTCCTTCGTCGGGCCGACGTACAAGATTGGCGCGGGACGTTGGTCCAACCGCGCCCCGATGATGTCCAGCATGCTGTCGGTCTTGCCCGATTGTGCCGAGGTCACCGCCACCACCCGGCGATAGCCGCCGCGATGCACGGCCGCAGACCAGGGGATCATATACGGCGTCAGCTTTGGATCGCGGGGACCGGGAATACCGGCCGTTTCGGGATAGATGCGGTGGGCCGCGGCCCAGGCCGCCGGATCACGCTTCTCGCTCGGCCTCCAGATCGCCGCTGCCAGCAACCAAAGCTGTACCCGCTTTTTCTGCGGCCCCTGCAATGCGTTCCAGCGCGCCATCGATCACCTCTTCGAGCGCGCGCCGCGCCTCCATGTCGCGCGTGTAGCGCGCAGCAAGCCCCGCAAGCTCCGCCCGCACCAGCGCCGCCATCTCGCCCACCACGGCCTTTGCATCCTCCATCGGGATCAACTCCCGGCTGCGTTCCTGAATCCTGAGTTCAATCTCACGCGTGCGCGCTTCCGTGGCCCGGCTTGCCACCGCGGCCTTGTTGTTTTTGGACAGCTGGTCTTCGTAATAGGCCAGCGCCCCTCGGATCACGCCCACCAGCGTGTATTCGCCCCGAGTGGCGCGATCCATGTAGCCGGATGTGACGAGGCCCTGGACCCAGCGTTCCGACCGGCCCAGCAGGGCTGCGGCCTGCGCCACGGTGATGGTCTGGCCACGGGGTTTGCCAACCGACATGGATTACAGCCTCCAGCGATTGAACAGTCGACGCAGGACGTACCCACGGATCAGCGACACGGCTGTGAACGCGAGGCCCAACCCAAGGTTTTCCAGCACCCCGACCTTCAGCCCGTAGATCGGAAACACCGCAAACTGCGTAGCAACCGCCAGCACATACCCCACCACTGTGTTGGTCACAGCCTCGATCAGGGACCCGCGTCTTGATTGCGCCATCCGCCCCTCATAAAGCCATGTAATTGCTACGATTATACTGGATATACCCGACCCATAGAGCGAAGATTCCTCAACGCAAACGACGCATTTGAGGACCTCGCCCATGACCATCGTAGAACGCTACAACGCCGCTGCCGCCAAACTCCTGCCGCACATGGCAGCTGACCTCGCAGTCGACCCAAGCATCACCACCGCAAACGAGATCGACGACATCGTCTTTCGCCGCAGCGAATACCTCGGCGGCATGGCCTGCGCGATCCTTGCCCTGATTGAACAGCAACCCTGAAAGGCCACACCATGACCGCCATCACAACCATCCGCATCGACCACGCCGCATTGCCTGATCAGTTTGACCGCTCCCGCCCTGACGCCGTGGCCGCCGCCATTGAGGCCGAACTGCGTGAGCACGGCATTGCCGCTGAAGCCTCGGACGTGATCTCGCATCTGAAGATCGAACTGCCCACCAGCCAGCTCGCGGCGGCCTGTGCCACGCTGGCTGATTTGCAGCTGATCTGAGGGAGAGCATTATGAGCACCCGCGCGCAGATCGCCATTCAGACCGGGCCAGAGGAATGGGCCCACGTCTATGTTCACTTTGACGGCTACCCGGCCCACATGCTGCCCGCGCTGGCGCGCTGGACGCCCGACGATATCCTTGCCGCCCGTGAAATCCGGCAGGTCAGCGCCGATGCGCTGGACTGTTTCGACCCGCCGCGCGCCCCGCACGTCCTGCCGCGCCCGACTTGCGAGCTGTGCCATCTTTATGTCTGGCAGGATGACGCATGGGTGGACGCGACCGCCCGCTCCGAATGATCACAAAGCAATATTATGGCTCTGATTTTACTACGTTAATCAGCTCCAAAGAGCGAATGTGGTGGCAGGAAAACCATGCAACTCACCACGGAGTCAAAACCATGACACGCCTGAACCCAATCACCACACCCCGCCACCAGCTGCGCGCCGCAAAAGCACAACGTAACCGCGAAGCCGCCTTGAACGCCTTCCTCGGCAAGAAGGCCGAGATCGACGAAATGCTCGGCCGCCTGCAAGCGCTCAGCGCGGACCACTTCAACAGCCATCCAGATGAGATCAACTGGGGCGACGTTGGCACCCTCGACCATTACGCCAGTCTGCTGAAGCGCATCACCGACAGCGCCTTTGGCGAGGGCGAACACGCAGAATAGCCCGCAGACACGGCAAAGCGCACAGCCCGCCAACTGGCGGGCTTTACCCGGTAGCAGGCGACGCACCCTGCGTTGGCCAAACACCGGAGACCATCATGACCCAACTATCCGACACCCAGACGATCATCCTGTCGCGCGCCGCCCAAAACATGGACCGCATTGCCCTGCCACTGCCTGACAGCCTGCGCGGAGGAGCCGCCGCCAAGGTGGTCAGCACCATGATCGCCAAAGGGCTGATCGAAGAGGTCGACACAGACATGCGCAAGGGCGAGCCCGTCTGGCGCGAAACCGGCGACGGCCACGGCGTCACGCTGATCGCCACGAATGCAGGGCTTGCCGCTATCGGCATTGAGACAGAGGACGCGAACACCGCGTCTGCAAGCGCAGCTGACGCGGCGACCAACACGCCCACGTTGGACAGCCCCGCCGAGACCAAGGCCGCGCGCAAAGCGCACACGCCACGCACAGGCACAAAGCAGGCCGCGCTGATCGACATGCTGTCCCGACCGGACGGCGCGACGATCGAAGAAATTTCAGCCGCATTGCAATGGCAAGTTCACACCGCGAGAGGTGCCATCTCCGGTGCGCTCAAGAAGAAGCTTGGCCTGACGATCACCTCCGAGAAAGAAGATCAGCGTGGACGAGTCTATCGGTTATCTTGACCCACGCGGCATTCGCTCGCAGGGTGATCGCATTGGCATTTAGTTGGCCACCAATCGCTGACAGGCAAATCGGTCAAGAACGATCACCTTGGAGTGCAGAATGAGCAATCCCGACACCTATACGCAAATTGGCCAGCAGGATCCGACGGATCCTGCACCAGAGATGTTACAATCGATCGACGGCTGCGCTGATTATCAAGAGGCTATTGCCAGCATCGCGCAAGGGCTATCGGAAGCCATGGAGGGACGCGGCATTGACGCAAGACGCTTCTTCCAGGAGCTGCAGGCATCACGGGGATGAGATAAATACCGCGGCTTGTCCATCAGCCTTCGCCCACACCCATTATTTCGACCTAGAACGCGATGACGTGAAACTGTCGCCGGCAAGTGCGGCATCTTCGGCCCGCCAGGCTTCGGTCATGGGATTATCCTTGTCGTTTGGTTCACCTGACCTGCGAAGCCAAAGCCCCAGTTGACGCGCAACAACCGCCCCGAGGATTGCACCGACCCCATCTGCCACGAGGTCAGCCCATTCGGCCTGACGACCAAAGAAGGGTTGGATCACTTCAATCGCGCCGCCGTAGGCAATAACGCCCAACACGACCCAGATCGCAAGTCGCGGCCGCACCAACGGCAGCGGAAACGCAAGGCAGGCAAAAGCCAGAACGTGGTAGAGCTTGTCAGACCCAGCAGGACCACCGGCAGGCATCGGCGCCAGCGTGAGCACGGCGATGATCACCGCCAGAACGATTGTCGCCGCGCTGCCGATCGCTATCCGTCTCAGTTTTTTCTGCCCTTGCGTCACACATCGCTCCTTTGGGTGAATGCTCATAACTGCGACATTCCCATGGAGTGTCAATGACGTAGCCCGGTCAGGTTTGCATTTTGGCGTCAACCGGCGGGGCTGCGCCGGATTTCAGGTCGTCAAAACTCTGCCCACTGCTTTCCAGCACCGCCGTCTCACCGGTGAACTGCTGCCACCGCTCCACTGCCACATCGACGTAAGCCGGGTTCAACTCGATGCCGAAGCAGACGCGTCCTGACATTTCCGCTGCGATCAGCGTGGTCCCGGACCCCATGAAAGGCTCGTAAACCGCCTGTCCGGGGCTGGAATTGTTCTCGATTGGCCGGCGCATACATTCGACCGGTTTCTGGGTCCCATGCACCGTCTTAGCATCCTGATCCTTGCTCGGGATCTGCCACAGCGTTGTCTGCTTGCGGTCACCCGCCCAGTGACCCTTGCCGGTCTTTTTGACAGCGTACGCGCACGGTTCATGCTGCCAGTGATAATCGCCCCGGCTGAGCACTAGCCGCTCCTTGGCCCAGATGATCTGGGACCGCAGGCTGAAGCCACAGGCCTCGAGGCTTTCGATCACCTCGCGCGCGTGCAGCGCCCCGTGCCAGACATAGGCCACGTCACCCGGAAACAGTGCCCAGGCCTCGCGCCAATCGGCCCGATCATCGTTCAGCACCTTGCCAGTGCGCTTGGTTTTGGCCGCCCCCACCTGGTTGCGCCAGCTCGGATCGTACTCAACTCCGTAGGGTGGATCTGTGCACATCAGCAGCGGCGTCACACCGTTCAGCACCTTCTCCACATCGGTGGCCACAGTGCTGTCGCCGCAGAGCAGCCGGTGCTTGCCGAGGATCCAGACATCGCCGGGCCGTGTTACCGGGGTTTCGGGAACCTCCGGAACATCGTCGGGGTCCGTCAAACCGCCCGTGGTGTCGATCAACGCATCGGGCAGGATTTCCGCTAGGTCCTCGGCGCTGAAGCCGATCAGCGACATGTCCTCGATGCCGAAATCCTCGCGCAGCTCGCCGAGCTCGATGCGCAGCATCTCCGGATCCCACTCGGCAATTTCCGCCAGCCGGTTGTCGGCCAGCGTGTAAAGCCGCCGGTCCTCTTCCGACCAGCCGCGCGCCACCATCACCGGCACCTCCGCCAGCCCCAGCTGCGCCGCCGCCATCAAACGGCCATGGCCCGCAATGATCGTGCCATCCTCACCCACCAGCATCGGGATGGTGAAGCCGAACCGCTCCATCGACGCCGCGATCTGATCGATCTGTTCCGGCGGGTGCTGGCGCGCGTTTTTGGCGTAGGGTGCAAGATCAGCCACCTGCCACATCTCGACCTGCGCCGCAGGCCAGGCCTGCGGGTTGATTTTGGTTTGTGCTGTCATTGGGATCCTGCCGGGCACGGGCCTACGCCCCGCTGAAACGAAACGAACCGCAGGGGGTCATTTCGTTTCGCGAAGTGGCGAAAGCCCATGTTTTATTGGGGTTTGGCGCGGTTTGAGGAGTCTCAAACTGCACGAAGCGAAGTGGATTTAGGGGGGTGTCATTTCGCCAATTTAGGGCCTAAGCTCCTGATTTCATTGGGGGCGACCCCCTCTGAAACGAAGCGAAACGGGTTTTTGAAAGAATAAAAAACGCTCAAATCCTGCGAGGCGGCGGCCCCGCGTAACAAAGCGCCTCGGAAGGGACCCAAGGGGTCCCCTGTCGGTTTGTGCGGTGGCCTCTCAGCACGCTGATCTGGCCCTTGCAAACGTTTTATCAAAGTCGCGAATCGCTGTCCAACAAATAAATGTCCCGCTGTTTTCTTTTCTTGTTGCCATTGAAACCATTACCTTTTCTTGTCCCGTGTGCTGCTTAGACATCCAGAAGACGCGCGATCTGCCTCGTGGCTTCGGCCAACACGTCTGGCTGTGCTGCCTCGAACGCGTCGCGTGTCGCGTCCTGCAGCATCTCCTTCGGGATGGCCGGACCGAACATCTTCTTGATCGGCAAGCGCGCCCTGCCCTCACGGACGAAGGCGTTATTGGCCAGCGAGCCCACGAGGAAGGCGCCCTCAAAGCGCTGCCAGCGTCCCCAAGGTTTGGCCCGCACACCGTAGGCGAACTGTCGTGGGCTGAAATGCGACAGGCCCAGATAGTCACCGCGCGCCTCAATGGTATAGGTCAAGTTCGAGAAGCTCGAGCGGATGGCCCGCGTCTCCCGATTGATCAGCGCTGCCTTCGCGCCGGTCTGCTGTCGCAGCGCACGGCGCACCTGGGTGCGGACCTTGTTGCCCTCGCTGTTGAGCGCGCGGTTAAAGGCGCGCGTTGCCGCCTGCTCACCGACCCGATGGATTGCAGCTTCGAAATGCACGCGGGTTTGGTCGAGGTCGCGGATGATGACATTCACAGCCCCTGCCTCCCACGCACACGACACCGAGTATATCGTTTATTTAACCTCTCGCTCGGTGAATGTCTCGCCTTCCGATGTCCCGCTGAAAAGTGTCCCGCTGGAACGAGAGGGCTTGACAGGCTACACGGTTGCACCGGCTAGAGCTTTCCGGTAATATTTCCGGAAAGAGAGGTCATCATGAGCGCAAGTCAGTCAAACACGACGCAATGGCGCAAGCGCCAAGCCGCACTCGGCTTCGTTCGCGTGGAAGTTCAAGTGCGTACAGACGATGCCAGCTTGGTACGAGACATCGCCAGTGCCCTTGGCGACCCGTCGCGGCAAGATGCTACCCGTGCGATCCTGCGCAACCAAATCACGCGCTCGCCCTCCAAAAGCTTCAAGGCGCTTCTTGCCTCTGCGCCCTTGGAGGGCATCGAGCTTGACCGCCCGAGCGATTTCGGTCGCGAGATTGATCTGTGAGTTACCTGATCGACACCAACGTCATCTCCGAACTGCGTAAGGGCGACCAATGCGACCCCGCGGTCGCCGCATGGTGGGCCAAGGTTGACGAAGATGAACTCTGGACCAGCGCGCTCGTTCTCGGTGAAGTCCGCAGGGGCATCGAACTTGCAAGGCGTCGCGACCCGCAAAAAGCAAAGGCTTTGGAAGTCTGGCTGGAAGAAGTGGTCTCCGGATTTGGAGACCGCGTTCTGCATGTAGACGAACGTGTTGCCGATGAGTGGGGACGAATGAATGCCAT